ATTAAGATGTAGCTTTCGTCAAGGCGGTCACTGGAAGCGAAATCGATGCACTCGCTGGAGAATCGATAGAGCCGTTAATTGGCTGCCACTGTGAGACCAGCACCGACATAGAGTAGCTAGGGTTAGTAGCTGTAACTGTGCCTGATACTGGGATTAGCTTAATCGCTAATTTACTTCCTAGTGCATCCTCAAAAAGTGAGTTAACGCTAGATGCTGCGAAATCGTTAAACACTTCAAGCGTTACGGTCGGACGTTCAATTCCACCGATGAAATTATTTAGACTGTCTGTCATCGCTGTTATTTCTACGGCATCTACTTCCCTCGACAAGCTGACCGAGCTAACGAAAGTAGTGATCGTAGTAGTACCAACTATTACAGCCACCTTATTACCCATAAAGATCGCCATTTATTTCTCCTTTTGTTTAGCCGATCAGTTCGACATTATACCTATACGCAAGGTAATCGGTACTAGCCACCTGTACAGATCCAGCCGTAGCATTTGTTACGCGTAAGGTCTGTACAGCGCCGCCTAGTGTTACGTCACCCTCGATCGCGGCTTTTACCGAGGTAGATCCTGTAGACGCTAGATAACCGTCTAGCTTTGTCTGTCCAGCTGACTCGCTCATACGTCCTACGATTAAAAGTATTGTACAGGTAGCATTATCAAATCCACGATTAAACGTGGCATCAAAATTTAGATCTAATTGTCCTACTACTGCGCCAGGTACATTTACAGAATCTGGTATATGGTCGTAACATTTTAATCCTGCGATAGTAGCTAGTCTGGTTTTTAGACCTGTACGCACTGTAGAGGGAACCATTAAGCGACGACCTCTTTTTTATAGGCGCGTACCATCGCAGTAACGTCGCGACCTAGTGGAGACATACGTATCGCTCCTAGATCTCCTAGACCTAAGATGCCGCCTGGAGAGTCTTTACGTTTATATAAGTCAGCTGTGAGGATTTGACATGCTGTCTCTATATCATCTGGAACGCTAGGCCAGCCCCATTTAGCCGTAACCTCTACTCCTGGTCTTAGGCCATTACTAAATAGTCCAGGATAAACAGGCCAGACGTTTAGCGTGTTGACCATCGTAAGCTGCGTAAAAGGTCTGCCTAAAGCTGAGGCAGTTAAAGGATCTACTAAGAAATCAGTATTTATAGTTAGCGTAGTCTCAAAAGTACCATCGCCATCGTCGTCGGTCTTTACCACTAGACCAGTAGTAGAGCTAATATCATCGACATAAACAAAAATATTATTGTTAGCGCGATAGCTACGAGCTGACGCTGACGAGTCTGCATAAAATCGCCTATTAGCGATGCGATCAATACTGCGCGAGGCAGACTCTATAAGTCCCTCTAATAGTGTGTCGTCAGTGCTATCAACAATAGATAGAAAATTTTTCATCGCTGCTAGCGTCGTATAGCCATTAGTTATAGCCATCCAGGAGCCTCATCGTCAATAGGGACAGGTATTTTCGAGAATAGGCTATTACTAAAGTGTTTTCTAATATCACTCATAAAAGCCCCTTAGATCCTGGATGGTTATAACTACTGGGAGGCCGAAGCCCCCCAGATAGTTTTATTTAGCTTTAGAAGCTAGGCGTTGCAAGTCCGCTTCCGTTTATTTGTGCGAAAGCTTTTGGGTACCTTAAAGAAGTATAGGCAAACATGCCGTACATGACGATATTTAGCGCTACCTTTCCATTAGGTTCCTCAAACGTTACGTATGTCGGACTACCTGCCTCCTCGAATAGATGAGACTCGTTTAGATCGACTACGTGGATAGTGTCTTGGTTAGTACTTGTGCCCTTATCTGTTGCGATATTGGCATCTGTAATAATTGGCAGACCCAGTAATGAGTAACCTGAGTTATTACCGTAGTTAGGGTATCCCTCGCCAGTTCCCATAGCATTGACTGGATTATAGGCAGTAGGTACTACTAACGGACGATTTTGGCCATCTAGACCAGCTAGGAAAAATCCTAGACGGCGTGGATGCATAATTATCGCGTTAGGTGATGCGAATACGTTTGACTGAATTGACTGGATGGCATCTGCGATCTTAGGGAAAACGCCTGCGACTGTACCAGTGGTAGCAGTGTAGGTTACTAAGATTCCTGTAGTCATACCCTGGATTCCTAGCGGTTGACCATTAGATCCTGAGCCATTTAGTAATAGATCGTCTAGCTTTGTGTTATATGCACGTAGTAAGTCGCTAATAATAATTGACTCTAAGTTATATCCGCGTAGTAGGGCTTGCTTAGATACGCTGTTTTGTCCAGCTACAGTATTTACGTTAACTGTAAGTGTGCTATCAGCTGGATCCTGAGTTACTGCCGCTGTATTCTGTGAAGTTTGTGCCGCTACGTTGGTACCTGTACCAATTAGGGACAATACGACCGACATACCCTGGGCAGGTAATACATGCTTACGAGAAGCATCTGCGAACGGACGACCTGCGCGTAGTTTAGGAGCATATAGATCTACTAGATACTGCGGTACGACCAAGCCTCCAAAATCGCCAGTTGAAGTCGCGCGATACTCTACGTTCATTTCTTGTTGATGACGACGGATGCGATCCGATGCTGCTACGTCAGTATTAAAATGCGCCTTAACAGCGTCAGATAAAAAGCTATTCTCGCTGCGTTGATGATAGGTAACAGGTTCGCTAACTACTTTAATAGCTTCGCGCTTTTCGCTAGCTGGCTTTGAGCTGTCTACCTTAGCGGCTAGATCTGCGGCCTTAGCGTTGCGTAGTTCCATATCTGATATCTGCTCAATTCTTTCATCGAGCTTCTTTACTTCGAGGTTAAGAGCTTCGATATTAGCTAGCTCTACCTCTGTTACGTCGCGAGTCTCCTCAGCGGCGCGGTCTACGATCGTCTGGATCATAGAGGTTTTGGTCTCGCGCTTTTCGCGTAGACCATCTAAAAAGTTATTTCCCACGTTACTCTCCTAGAATAAAGGTTAATTATTTGTCGTAGAGGTGTCGATCTATAACGTGGCGAGGTGTCGCATAACGCGAGGTGTCGCACCTGTTAAATCGAGGTGTCTTACTCTCCTAATATCTTACTATATTTTACGTAAAAGTTTTAGAATAGCTAATGCTTTATCTATTCTATTTTGGTTTTTAGTAGCTATATTATCTGCCCAGGATTTACCTGCATCGCCGCCCCATAAAGCCCAGGCGATTCGACCATTACTAGGATAGCCGTTCTCTCCTGGACTAAACCCCTCACCTTTTTTATCGACCTCGTGACGTGCAAAAAAAGATCGCATACGTAAAACAGTCTCTATAGGTAAAGACTTACCACCTGCAATATCTCGTCCTCTGGCAATACCTACGGCTGTACCGCCGCGTCCATACTCCTCGCGCCATTCGAGGCCGCGTTGCGCCTCAGATCTCATAGCTGCCGTAGGTTTATAGCTATCCTGTCGCTGCGCTATTGGTTGCCACGCGTTACAGTAGTAATTAGCGGCTATTTCATCATCCCATTTAATACAGTATCCCTCTACGTTATATCCGCAGTTACCGCAGTTACGACCGTCTGGGACGTCTGGACTACTGGCAGGTCTGTAATTATCTGGTAAAGCTCTTTCGCCATACTCAGCTATATTCACAGCTGTTAGCTGATCTTGAGCCTGCGCCTCTGTCCTATGGCAGCCTATAACCTCATTATTAGAGTCTTTTACGACTGCATAGCCATTACACTCAGGATGACTATTTACGATGCTGTATGGCATCTAAAATCGCTTTAGCTGTATCGAGTCTAGGCGTACCTAGTGGCTCCTGAGAGCGAACACCGTTAACAGTAGCTAGATCTCCATAGGCTCCAAAAGTAACTAGAGATACCTCGGCTAGATGCGCTTTAAGTCTCTCTATAACGCCATCTGTACGCTTACGATTTTTAATTGGCATAAAGCCAATAGAGAGCTGGTCTAGTGCGCCATCCTTAACTAGCTCTAACGCATCATCTCCCTCGCGTGTACGACTTACCTTAAACTCAGCGTAAAGCCCCTCATCTGTCTCACGTAGCAGCGTGGCTCTACCTATAGGATTTTTAGAATCGTGATTTCTTAACAGCTTTACGCGGTGAGCTGCCTTAATGACGTCAGCGAAAGCGCCGCGTCTAAATACCTCTGTAGTATTACCTGCTACGCGTTGCTCTTTATCATATGGCACCGCTATACCGTAGATAGTGCGACCGCCATTTTCGTCCTCGCGGATCTCTAGGTCTAGTGTGTAGCTGCGGATTTCATTAGTACTCATACGTCTAATTCATCCTCCTCATCATATTCAGGAGCTTCGATTATATCGATAGGCTCATCGT